TATAATATAGGAAAGAAAAAGAAAACCGAGGAGTAACCATGAACGGAAGATTAGACAAGGTTGCTATGACTAATAAACTCATGCAACTTAAAAGAGAATTGCATTATAAATGTGAGATTGGTGAAAAGGGAGAATGGGAATGTAAAGGAGCAAATGAATATCTTAATAGATGCTTTGATGTATTAGATGAGTATTGGCAGTAAATATTAAATACTTGCACATTTTAAATTAGTGTGCTATTCTTATAGAAGTAATTCAAAGACTTAATTTCTTTTGTTAATTACTTATTGTTTAAATTAAAAAAAAATCATGTCAAATTTGATAGATAATGTTCCCCTTGATATTAGAATGTCATGGGATAAAGTAGCGGTAAAATGTTCCAATCCATTAGGATTGGATGAAAAAGTATTAGAAGACTCCCTAAGAGAGTGTCCCCCTAGAGAATATGAAGGTGGAACTCATTTGGGGAGATATTTAATACCTAGAAGTTTTGTTGTTTATAACGAACAAGATCAACCTCGAAATAAAGGTTGTGATCCTGATCACGTAACAAATTTATGTAATAATTTTGAAGTTAATGGATACTTACTTACTGAAGAACCTCCCATAGCGTCTCTTAACGATGATTGTTTAAATCCAGATATATTGAGGCCACATTCTGGTTTTAATAGATATAAAGCATTAGATAGATTTGGTCAGGAGATATACATTTTTGATGTCTATAGATTTGAAAATAGATATTGGGAAATAATTGCTGCGAGTAAATCTAACCATCACTGTAATCCTAAATTAGATCAAAGTATTGAAGATTATGTAAAGGTTGTTACTAATACTGCAAATGCTAATATTATTCCTAATGATAAAGATTCATTAAAAAACTTTATTAAAGAGTTAGCATCTGATAAAACTTCATCAGCAAAAAAATCTATTCTAGAAAAATGTCTCAACGAATGCGGAACATATCCTAACTTTCGTGTATTTTCATCTAAAGGAACAGGTAAAAATACCTTAAATGGATTTGTAAGATCGAACAATCTAGTTAACCAAGGTATTCATGGAAGAAAAGATAATGAATTAATCAATCAAGGATATCTTTTATATACTGCTGATTCTGGAGATGCAGTTCTCTGTTGGTCAAGAGGAATTTATCAGGGAACTAGGTTGGGATTACCAGTTTGGATAATTGGATATGCAACTAATTATCATCCTGATATTAATCAGTTCCGTAAAGATTTTATTAATGAATTTAATAAGATGAAAGGATATCAAATTGAAAATGCATGTAATATTGCAAACGATGGAGTAAAATTACAAAAAATTAATGAAGATAAATTTCCTGTTAAGCTTGCAGGATTTCTTCCACAATATGTTCGCCCTAATGAACATAATTATGGTAGACCAACTGAAATTGGTTTAGTTGATATTGATGGAAATTCATTAACCTTTGATCCTAAAGGTATGTGTCTTACATTAAGATAAGATGAGTGGGGGTATCACTACCCCCTTTTTTTAAATATGTGGTTAAATAGTAATGTCGCCTTCGGGGACACAATTTACACTCGCTTACTAAGGAGAACCATGACTAACATA